AGTCAAAACCGGAAAAGTCCGTGCCGACCGTTCTCAGTCAGGAGGCGGATGAGGACGGCATCATCCATAAGGATGGGATGATGCCTGCATTGAGCATGAAGTCGGCGGCAGGGGACGGTGTTGACCGGCCTGCCCCGCAGCTCTGCACTCCTCCCGCCGGGATCCGAGCCGAGCACTGGGCCGACTCGGATTCGAACCTCGCCCTTGCGCACAAGAAGAGGTACAAGGACGCAGTGCGTCCTTGCGCCGTTGATGACCAGAAACAGAAGAAGTTGCGCAAGTGCATGGACCAACTTTGCGGCGCCGAGGGCCCGTTTGCCAAGCAGAAGATTCTGGATTGGGCGAGCAAGATCTGCGAGCATGCAGATCTGCAGCCAGGGTCTTGGGACGGGACGAGGTTCGAGCGCGCGGTGGACCAGGCGTGCTGCGACACGGATTTTCGCTTTCGACCCAGTTTCGCGATCAAGGACGAAGTCCTTGAGGACGTGGGGAAGAACAAGCCGCGATTCCTGATCGCAGACGGAGACCAGGGTCAAATTGCCTCCAAGTTCGTGATCAAATGCTTCGGTTCGTTGTGGTACAAGTGGCGCACGGGGCACCACATCAAGTACATGGACAAACCGACGGCGATGATGAAGGTCGCGTACGCATTGGGGCAGGAGTTTGACCAGAACTCCGGAGACGCGGCCATCGGCAAGGATTTTGTCATCGTGGAGGGTGACGGATCTGCTTGGGACAGCAGCATCAGTCTCAAGTTGAAAAACTTGACGGAAAATGCTTTGCTGTGGCACATCTGGGAAACCCTTTCCGGTCACGCGCTGTACGTGGACCACTTGCGGAACGCGAGGGAGACGATCGATAAGGAGAAAACGATCACCCTCACGAGCAAGACGGGCACGAGGTGGGTGATTGACAACATCCGTCGCTCGGGCGACGCAGGCACGTCGGACCTCAACGGCGCAGTCAACGCCATGTTGTGGGCCTTTGTCCTCACGCCGGAGCCATTTCGGTTCCTGCAGGGGCACAGAGTCTGTGCCCATTTTGGGCAGAAGATCCACATCAAGGAAGTGGCATATTATGAGGGGGACGACTCGATCCTCCGGTTGCCACTGGCGTTGAAAGAACACTCCGCATCGATAGAGGAAGCGTGGAAGGAGCTTGGCTTCAACATGAAACTTTTCTTCAGGGAGAATGAGCCGGCCACGTTCACCGGTTACGATTTCCAGGTGGTTAACGGTCGCACCACGGGGTTGAAGGTACCGTCCATCTGGCGTAATGTGGTCTCGAGCTGTTACTCCGTTTCAACACGTGCGCGGTTGGGATGGAGAGATGGAGCCAAGAAAGAAGTGCACGCCGTCGGCCGCGACGCCTTTTTGGCACGCGCGGTCGCATACGAGCACGACTGTCCTCCGCTGGCGAACGCCTTCTTGTGCCTTGCCGAGCATCACAACAAGCTCACTTCCGCGGAGCTTGATCCTTTGCTCATCAAACACAAGGGCGTTGAAACCACGCTTGAGGAGACGGCCACGCGCATTCGAAGTAGCGCGGGCGCTCCCACAGAAGAGCAGCGGATCTTCTGGGCCTCTACACTTAAGGACACCCCACTGAGCGTCAACAAGCTGTTGAATTTTGCAGCGTTCAGTGAGCTGGATCCTTATAGCACACATTTCGTCGATCTCGCCAGCGATTCGTGACACACAGTGTCTTGCATGTACGTCAAACGGTGGAGCTGTTTGCATGGGTGGGCTCATGTTCTGCGCGGCTGATCCGCAGGGCATGGGTGAGATGGCAGTGCTCCTTACGCACAACCTGGCAGAAGGGACCAGGGCCAGCCTTATTCTTCTGGACCGTGTCGGGTGGGCTCCGGCGGTCGAGAGCCTGGTGCGAATGTCACTTAGTGTGCTTGTGGCAAACGCTGAGGTGAGGCCACATGCGAACGGTCGCCGGCCGTCCCTGGTAGCGCGGGGCTAAGTCGCATGCCACATACCTGCCCCTGGTCTCGGACTAGCACCTCGAGACTGGGTTATTCCCCCACCCGTTTCTGGACGGTACTTTGCCGGTGGATGGAAGCGGGGTCCCTGGTCAATTGGTCGTGACTGTGCGGCTGGTTGGTTGGGTAGCAGGAGTGGAAATGGAGCCGGGGTTGACCCGCCCGGCCATCTACGGTAGGGTTATTACCGGTGTATGCCTGGTCCCGATCCTTGGGATCGCCCCACGGGGCTTAATTTGGTCTGAAGCGACCACTCGAGCGAGACTTGACCCGCACTCGCGCAGCTCTTCCCACCCAATCTCACGTGAATCGGCACACGGGATGGCTTACACTCGTAAGCAGCAAGCAGCCTTGGCGCGCGCGACTCCCGCGCAGCGTGTGCAAATGCGCGCGCTTTTTGATCGCCAGAAGGCAAATGGCAACGGTGGTAACAACCAACGTGCCAGTCGGGCCATGGCAGAGAGGGTGCTTGCGCCAGGTGCAGGGAAAGCACCGAGCCGCCCCTTTGGATCCTCCCCATCCTATGGATTGAAGTGCTGGGATGCGTTCCACACAAGCCATGCGCCACTCCCTCGTAGTGTGGGACCATACGCGGTTGTCCGCACCACCAGGATCTTCACAAGCACGAGCAAAGTCAATGTTTTTGGCCTTGCCGTTGACAATGATGGTTCCTGGTCATCAACGATTTGCTGGTCATCTGTGACGCCAGGCAGTGCTATCAACGCGGCAAGCAACACGAAGCTCACAAGGGTGCAGCCGCCAGGCGTCACGACCGGTCAAACGTCCACGTTCAGTGCAGTGCCGGCTGCATTGTCAGTACAGGTGATGAACGTGGGAGCCTTGCAAACCACTTCGGGTTTGGTCGTCGCGGCTGTGTGTCCCACACAGCTGTCTTTGGTCGACAACACCCGTACCTGGGATGACCTGAGCGCACAACTTGCTACGTACATGAAACCCAGGTTGATGTCGGCGCCCAAGCTTGC